TAAGGATATCCCTGATAGTTGAATTAGCTCAGCTTGAGGCCCCCGACCTTCGACCAAACACTGAGGCCTGTCGGTATTGTAGGCACAAGCTAAGCTGTGGAGCGTTAGCGGAGAAGATGCTACCCCTAGCCAAGAAATATGCGGAGTCAGTCTCGGACTTTGAGATGAATTTATGGGACAGCTATTCCCCGGCCGAGATCGAAGATCCCGCAGTCTTAGGTAAAATGCTTAATGTAGCACAAGTGGTAGACAAGTGGGCATCGGCCGCTAAGGCTCAGGCTCTTAAAATGGCGATAGAGGAAGGGGAAGAGATTCCCGGCTATGGACTGTACTACCGCAACGCCAGCCTAAAAATTAAAGATGGTCAAGCCGCATACGATGCGGTGGAGGATTTACTAACGCCCGAAGAATTTATGGCCGCGTGCAATGTTTCCATGAGCGCCCTGGCTAAGGTTTACAGCTCTAAGCTTGCCCACGGGGAGAAGAAAAAAGCTCGCGGCCGCATTGAGGAAAGGCTTGAGGAGGCGGGAGCAATACCTCCCGATGAGGAGCGTGACCGTAGTCCTTATCTACGGAAAAAGAGCTAAAAAAAATTTAACAATTGTGTAATACATACGCAAAACAACAACAAAACAAAACAACAACAAAATAGATATGGCTAAGAAAGCACTAAGTGAAACAAAAACAGAAATGACTACTACCGCGGAAGCGGCTGGTGATATTGTCGAGGGTAACCCTCAGACAAATCCCCTAGGTAAAACCGGAACCGGTGTGATCGGAGATCTTGAAACCTCCGATATCTCGTTCCCCCGCCTTCAGATTGTTCAGGGAATGGGTAACCTCTCTGAGAATTTTAAGAAGGGCGAGATTGTTCTCGATGGAGAGAGCTTAATCTCGGAAGGATCCCAGCCGGTTGAATTCACGGTTTGCCGAATCGGCAAGCTCTTTGAAGAGAATGTCGATTGGGATTCCGGAGAGATTCCAAGGATCGTATCCAAGGCACATGCAATTGAGATCGGAGGATCCTTTGAGTGGGGCGGTGACGGCACCAAGCCCGACTGGTTACCAATCGCAGATGCTCTTATCTGCATCAAAGGCGATGACCCTGAAGTATTCCCGTTTGAGTATGAAGACGGCAATTATGCATTCGCCCTCTGGAGAATAAAGGGAACCGCGTACAAGCGAGCTGCGGTACCAATTTTTACAGCCGCACGGATGTATTATCGTGACGGATTAAAAACTGGCAGCTTTAACCTGACTACGGAGAAGGCCACCTTTGGTGGAAAATCTGTACATGTACCTAAGGTTCGCCGGGGTGGAAGTAACAGTCCTGAATTTGCAGAGTGGTTAGCTGATTTTAGCTAATCTCCTGTGGTGTGTGTGGGGGGAGCGGGAGAGGTTCCGCTCCCCTTTACACCGCACCGCGGCAAATTTAAATCACAACTTTAGAAAAACCACACACCATATGGATAAAAAGACTAAAATTGCAGCGATTGATTTTGAGACCTACTACTCCAAGGATTACTCAATCCAGGGGTCGAGCACTCACCAATACTGCTACCACGCGGATTTCGACGCTTACATGGTAAGCATCTATTGCCCGGATTTTGAATATGTCGGACACCCCGCAGATTTTAACTGGGAGAGATTAGACGGATACACCCTCATCGCTCACAATGCCAGCTTCGACCAACGCGTATTTGAACGCTGTCAGGAGCTGGGAGTAATCCCCACAAGGATAGGAGTTCACGCCAAATGAGTAACACGAAAAAACTAGAAGTAAAGTGGGAGTGCTCCGCCGACATGTGCGTATATCTTCAGTATCAGCGGAACCTTAAGGGAGCGGCTAAGGAGATATTGGGTGTCGATATGGACAAGGGAGTCCGAAGCAACATGAAGGGGAAAACCTGGGAGGACATGATTGCCCTGGATGAAGCTAAGGAAGTCATGGAGTACGCTCTCAATGACGCAAAATACACCTACCAGATCTGGGAGAAACTCAGCGATCAGTGGCCTGAAGAGGAGAGACAACTTAGCCGAGCGACAAGGAGGATGGCCTACGAAGGCGTACCCGGAGGTATACAACGACTTCACGACGCCAAGAACACTCTTCTGAAAAAGAAATTTGAGGCGGGCAATGCCCTACCCTGGTACGGCGAGATCGATCCGGACACTAAGAAGGAATATGTAGTTTACTCCAAGAAAGCTTTGGCGATTGAGTGCCGTAAACGTGGAATTGAACCGCCAAAGAGTTTAGCCAAGGACAGCAAGGTTTTAGAGGACTGGATTCGGGAGCACGGGAAGAAGATAACCTTCGTTGCCGACATGCAGAACTACAACCGCATTGTCCATCAGCTGGCCCGAGTAAACGCAATGATAGATCGTCTTACGGATGAGGACCGAATCAGCTATAACCTGAAATACTGGGGCGCTGAAGTAACCGGCCGTTGGTCTGGTGATAGTGGGTTAAACATGCAGAACTTGCAGAGGGAAACTCAGATGGGGGTTAACATTAGAAGCTGTATCCAGACCTCACCGTCCAGACGCACAGTGATCAGCGACCTAGCCAACATTGAGCCAAGGGCTACCGCTTATTGGGTTGAGGATACGGAAACGCTTCAACTTCTTCGCGAGGATATTAACATCTACGAAGCCCACGCCCGACTGACCATGAACTGGACCGGAGGTGAGTTAAAGAAGGAGGATCCTGATTTATATACACTGGCAAAAGTTCGTGTGTTGCAATTGGGCTACGGCTCCGGGTGGGCCAAGTTCGCGGATACGGTTGCGGCTTATGGCCAGAAACAGATTCTTGATGGCGACTTCAGCCGGGATGACGAGCTTCGGTTTCAGGACTATGCCGGAAAATACATGCCAGCGAAAGCAGCCATTTACTCAGAGCTCCCGGTTGCCGATCGTCGGCAGTGGGTTAATGCCTTCATTCAGGTCATGGATTTTAGGCATAAGAATCCGAAGATAGTCAACATGTGGAAATACCTCGACCATAAACTCAAGGAAGCGTCCGCAAAGGGTGAGGATTTTGAGGTAGAGATCCCAAGCGGCAGAACTCTGAAATATTACAGATGCCGAAATGAACCGGATGGAGTGACCTGTGCGACCCAGAAAGGGAGCATTAGGAGAACAAAAACCTACGGGGCCAACATTTTTCAAAACGTAATTCAATCAATTGCACGGGATTGTTTTGCGTATCAGATGAACCGGATAGAGGACGCGGGTCACCGGATTATTCTTCACGTGCACGACGAAGTAGTAGTGGAAACCGAAGCCGACAAGGCCAAGGAGACAAAAAAGGAAATATTAAAATTGATGAGCTTGCCGCCGGAGTGGATGAAAGATGTCCACCTCAGCGCCGAAGCCATCATAACACAGGAGTATACAAAATAATGTTATTGGGATTGACAGGAAAAAAGGGTTGCGGGAAGTCTTCGATCGCCCGGATTCTAAGAGACAAACACGACTTTAAAGTTCTCAGCTTTGCTGAGCCGATTAAAGATATGCTGGAGGCCATGGGTGTTCAGCGGGAACTAATGGAGGATCCGTGCTTAAAAGAGCAGGAGCTTGAGCTGTTTGGCAAAAGCCCAAGACAGCTCATGCAGCTTTTGGGTACGGAATTTGCAAGAGATATGATTCATCCGAATATTTGGGTCTACTTAATGGAGGAGCGAATCACACCCCACCGACACGTAGTAATTGACGATGTGCGGTTTAACAACGAAGCGAGAATGATTGAGAGCTACGGAGGCACCGTAGTTGAAGTTATTCGCGGAAAACATTTACTCGAAGACGGGCACATTTCTGAGGCGGGACTTGCCCCCGAGTTTATTGACACAAAAATAGAAAATATAAGCTGTCAGATCCGTGATCTAGAGCTTGCAGTTGAAAGGGTCGTGGATGAAGCTGTATTCTCTTCCTAATCTAACAGCGTCGCAGGTTTCTCAAACCGAGCCATGGAAAATCGAGTACCCCGTTCCTGAGTTTCCAGGAGACACAGTATCGGAGCAGGCAAGGAATTATAAAAAATGGGCGACTAAACCTACTACTCAATATGGAGCCCACTCTACAGCCGAGGGGGTAGACCCCAACCGTCGAGTTTCTTCGCAGAACCCAATGCGTTATCTTCACGGGGTAAGCGCTGACTGGGATGTTGAGCTTAGTGATAGTGAGTATGAGTCGGCCGTTTCGAAGCTGATTGACGGAGAATACCCCGTCAACTATGTAAGCCGATCGTTTTCAGGCGGTGTCCACGCGGTTTGGTTCTTCGAAGCCCCCGTATTTGTACATGGAACCAACTGGAAGGATCGCTTTCTAAAAAGGATCGCCAAAGAGTTTAAGCTGGAGAAATTGATTGCCGGTTTTGACATGGGCAACTTTAAGAAACAGCACTACCTGCTCCACGGCTTCGACTGGCGACCTGTGGCTAAGGACTCACGGGTTGACGCCAGCTTACTGAGCTATTGGCAGTTTGAGGAGTCAAAGTCCGCGGATTTTACCGACGGCGAGAGCCCGACGATCCCCCTGGATAAGGTGAAAGAGAAGATTGACGAGATCTGGCCCGAAAATAAATGGCCCGGTGAATTCCGTGAAGGAGCCCGCGGCCCAACTTTTTGGGATCCCGGCGGACAGCACAGGAGTGTTGACTCGGCGGTTGTCCGAGAAACCGGAATGCAAGTGTTCAATATGCCCAAGGGATTTTATTCGTGGGCTGAGATTGTTGGTAAACAGTTTGTGAAGGAGTATGAGGTTGGTCGCATTGGTGAGGCGATCCAAGCTTATTGGTACGATGGGAAAAACTATTTCATCCAGGACGGCGCGGGTGGCTTCTTCATGACATCAAAAGACGACTGCTTACTCGATCTCGAGTGCAGACACGACCTAACCGCCAGGCCAGGGAGGCATGAAAATGTTTCCGAAGCCCGGCGGGCGCTGAACCAAATTCAGATAACCAAGAAAGTGGAAGCGGGTCTACCCTTCTGCTTTGTTAAATCCCCAATCGTTAAGTACGAGAATAAGAGGTACTTCAACACCGCCCGAGTTTACCCACTCGCTCCAGAAGACGGAAAACCTGAGTGGGGCAAAGGCTTTGAAACTACCGCAAAATGGATGGAGCACATGCTTGGCGAAGAGCAGTTAAAGCACGAATTAGCTTGGCTCGCTCACGCTTATCAAAATGCTTCGACTGGTCAGCCGAAACGTGGTCACGCACACTTCTTGGTCGGCCCACCGAACTGCGGTAAAACTCTATATAATACTGTGGTTCTTGGCGGACTATTTGGCGGAGGGATCAAAGCATCAGATTATCTGACTGGTAAATCGGAGTGGACGGACCATCTATTCGAATACGGAATGTGGCTCGTAGACGATGAGGCACCCACAGCTTCGACTCAAATGCATACGGCTTTTACATCGAGACTTAAGGAGCATATCGCCAATGATACTTTTTTGATCAATGGTAAATTCAAGAAGTCAGGCCGTGTATTCTGGAGAGGGAGAATCAGCTGTACTCTAAACGATGATCCGGTATCCATGCGACTGCTTCCCGACCTTGACATGTCGATTAAAGACAAGCTCATGGTTTTTAACTGCAATGACGGCTTCGAGTTCACCAAAGACATTAAGAAAAAAGTCACCGCTGAACTTCCGGCTTTCGCCGCCTGGCTAAAGACTTATGATATACCGGCAGATTTGTTGGACGTACGCTTTGGCGTACGGGCTTATATTAATTCGGAAATTGAGGAAAGAGCCAAGGCCGACAGCCGGTATGCTCACATCATTGAGCTGATGAATATGTTCAAGCGAACGCTGAAGGATGAT